TTCCTGTATAATCATATTTATTAGAATACTAAAAGCACTAAATAATCCAAAGGCCCAAAGCGAATGCAGAAAAAGACCCGAAGTATTCTAGAAGAACTAGACACGTTGTATGTAGAGCGCGATCGTCGACTAATAATCGAAACTCGAGCTGACAGCATCATTGCCGGGGCCATTAGATTGATTGAACAGATCGAAACTGAATTTGGTGCCGAACAGGCTGAAAATCTCACCCGTAAACTGCTCAATGCCATAAGAACAAAAGACGCTGGAAAGTTTTCCAGATCGGTCAGGAGAACCAATGCAGATTTATGAAATAACTTACAAACCATTAAAAGAAGGCCTTGTAACATCGTTGGCAGGCGGAATAGCATCGGCTGTGGGAAAATCATTGCAAACCAAAGCATTTGGCCAGTCCATACCCGGCAGCGGTAGTGGTCCGATGAATAGAGCACAAGGATTAAAAATGGGACAGGAATTGGCACAAACTCTAAAGCCAATTTTGCAAAAACAGTGGGCACAAAATGTACAGGTGGCCATGTCACAGAGTAAAGATCCTGCCACTGGTATACCTCATACTAGTGCCAGTGAGTTAACCACAGGCGAACAATCCAAATTAAAAGCTGAATTAGTAACTTTAATCAATCGAGCCATCCAGCCAAGAAGCAATAGTTTCGACTATACCAAATTAGCCGATTCTATCGGAGACATCGCCACACCTGAAGGACAAACAACAAAGGCCCAAGCAATGCAGGCCATTGAAGTCATTGGACTGGCCATCGATAACATATTCAAGGCCGAAATAGATCCCCAAGCCGTCGTTAATAAAGACCAAAACTGGCAGAATCTTGTGGTAAGAGGTATTGCACCAGCACAAAATATTATAGCATTTGATTCTGGGGGATACGGTAGCGAGGCAAGGATTCAACCGGGTCAGGCGGCTATAAGACCCACAGGAGATCCTTATCCCAATGATTATGAAATAAATCTTGGAAAAGGCTGGGTAACAAGAGATTTTAATAATCCTCAACACATGGCATTTTTGCGTAAACAGGCTGGATTAGCATGATGTATCTCAACGAAGGCGGCAACGTATTTAAAAATGCAGATGGTACTCCAGTAACACAACGCATCAACCGGACCGATATTCCGGGCACAGTGGCTTGGTTGGAAATGATTACCGGGCTGGACCTTACTTTTGAAAAAGATCCACAAGGTGTGCCACACAAGTGGTTGGGTTCTACAGGGCGCAAAGCTGATTCTGGAGACATGGATCTTGCAGTAGATGCAAACGAAATAACCAAGCCCGAACTCAAAGGCATATTAGATGCCTGGGCTACCAAAAACAAACAAGATCCCAAACAGTGGGTCAGACTCACCGGCGAAGCGGTGCATTTTAAAACTCCCATACAAGGTGATCCCAAACGTGGATTTGTGCAAACAGACTTTATGTTCATGCCTGACATGAACTGGGGTACATTTTGGTTGGGTGGAGTGTCAGACTCCTCCTACAAAGGCATGTACCGCAACGTGCTGATGTCAAGCATTGCCAAATCTCTGGGACTCAAAGCGTCGGCCAAAGGTATTATCAGTCGCCAAACAGAAAAACCAATCACAATGGATCCTGATCAAGCCGCAGGCATTTTACTGGGCCCAAACTATAATCGTAGCCAACTCAGTTCAGTAGAAAACATCTACAAAGCCTTGGCCATGGATCCTGAACGTGACGCCAAACTAGCAGACTTCCGTGAATACTTAAAACGTGATGGCATACAAGAACCTGACATGACCATGTCTGAAAGTGAAGTGGGTTGGTTGGCCCGCTTGCGTGACCGCATTGTGAATCAAGGTATGTATGCTTTGGTAGAAGCAGAGCAACCCGGAGTGGGTGGCCGAGCCAAGGGTATTGAACATCTGGAAGATCTAGTGTTCCGTCGTGGCACACAAGGCATACGAGATGCGTTAGCAATTGTACAACATTCTACCCAACAACCATCAACTGTGACTGCCAAGTGGGACGGCAAACCTGCTGTGATATTTGGACGTAAACCCGCCACAGGCGAGTTTGTGTTAACAGATGGATCGGGCTTTGAAGCCAAGGGCTATGATGGTCTTGCCACAAGTCCACGCATGATGGCACAAATTCAAAGCACCAGAAGCGGTGATAGAACTGAATTGATTCAAATCTACACAACATTATTTCCCATGCTAGAAGCCGCGTTACCACCAAACTTCCGGGGATATGTCAAAGGTGATTTGTTATACATGCAAACACCTTCCTTAATCGCCGGCAACTATGTGTTCCGTCCCAACACGGTGGAATACAAGATACCTGCCAAGTCCACACTAGGACAGCGTATTGGAAACAGCACCGTTGGCATTGCCATACACTCAATGTATGCAGATGTTGGTGACGAACGCCAGCCACTTTCAGGTGTGCGTTTTAATGAAGTTCCTGGCCTGTTGTTGGAAAAGCCAGCCAGCCCCAAGCAATTGCAATCAGAAACTAACGCTGAAAAACAACTCAAGCAGTTGATCAAGACTGATGGTAAAAACATAGATACATTGTTTAACCCTGCTGAATTACGTGCCCACAAGATTACAGATCTAGCAAAACTTTGTGTGGATTATATCAACACCAAGGTAGGCACACCCTTAAACAAACAAACATTATTACCCGAATTTGGTGAGTGGTTACAAACCAAAGTAACCCCACAAAAGTTCCGCAACATTGTGGAATACTTGAACAGCCCCACTTCAAACACCCCTGCACTAGCGGCTGCATTTACAGCATTTATACTATTGCATGACCTTAAAATGCACCTGTTACAGCAAGCAGATACTGAGCATCCTGGGCAAGAAGGCTGGGTTATGGCCACTCCTGTGGGATATGCAAAAGCGGTAAATAGATTTGATCCCAATGCATTTGCGGCTCAAAATAGGCAGAGAAACAATCCGCAACCGGCGTAATTTTTCCAAACTGACTAAATAAAAGCAGGTCCTCCGAGATCAATTAACTTTAAAGGAAATTAAAATGGCAACATTTACGAAAACAAATGGTACGACGCAACCAGTATTTGCGTCAGACGTAGCAAACGGTTCCATCTCTGGAACAGCCAACGCTGCCGCGCAGGGTTCTGTGCAAGTAGCAGGTCCAAAACTGGACTTCTACACATTGGTCGCTAACACAGCATTAACCACTACTACTGGTGCAGTTGCTAACGTTAACGGCTTTATTAACCAATCTATGCAAGGTATCCAATCAGTTGGCACAGTTGCAATGTATCAGATCAGTCCCTTGTCTAGTGCAAACGCATTGGCCGTGGCGATTTATCCAAGTGGTTCTTATGCCAACGCCGCTACATTCTTGACAGCAGCCAACATTGCGTTCACTGGTTACCAGTGGAGTGCTTCATATGCTAACGCATTGTTCTATACAGGCGCTATCAACGTTTAATCAACAACTGATTAATCACACAGCCCCGGACGTAAAAAATCCGGGGTTTCTCTTTGGCATTAAATACTCATAGAATGAAGATATCATGTCGCACCCTTTTTGATTGCAGTCGCACCGGAGTTACTGGACACTACCGTTCAAGTGAAATTCCGTTTGTGGATGCTACAGGGCAGGTAGTGAACAATCAATCAGATTGGAATCACTCTCGAAACCAGCAACGCAACTGGGAAACCTTGCTACAAATTATTGGACTAAGAACTCAGCCCATGGATGTGACAACACCAGCGCATCGGGATGGTGTTTGGGAGTTTGAATTCACATCTGAATCTGAAGGGGTATACGAAATACACAGTGACCCGGATCCCTTGGCCGGCCTCAAGACTGATTGTGAAGGAGTGCCCATGATGTTGAATCTACAAGAGCAACCCAGTCTTGCTCCGACTATTACTACTATGGGTACCGATCAAAACATTTGGTTCTCCGCGGTAAATAAAGCACTGGAGTAACCATGTCTGACACCACTGATATTGAAAAGAAAAGTCTCGAAGCTCACGTTGAATTGTGTGCTGAAAGATATCGTTTGCTAGAAACCAAGATGGAATCAGTAGAAGAAAAAGTCATGGTATTACACGGTGTAATTGCTGAATTACGCAACATGATGCAAACAATGGCCGCCAAACGCAATGATCAAGTGATGAATTGGGGTGTGGGAATTATCACAGTCCTAGTCGGCACAGTGGGTTGGCTTGCAAGCCATTATTTTAAAATATGACCCGTGACCAAAAATTAGAACAGTGGGCAGAACGTGAACTGTCCCGCAATATTAGCGAAATGATAATCGACGATGAACAGGGCGGGATTATAGCATTTGGCAAGTATTATATCACTCCCGAAAAAACTGGCTTCTCAGTACGCACATGGGATAGAGAAATACATAATTTCACTACCAAAAGAGTAGCAATGAGTTGGTGCACCGTGGACCATAAACAACAATACAACTTGGCCAATACAATTTTTGTATTGGACCGTAAAAAACAAGCACTAGCGGCGGATATATACTGCCGTAAGACACTGGGTGAACGTGGCCGGCATGAATCATTTTATGAAATAATAAACATGAAATTACAACCCAAAATAGACCAGTATAATTCAGTCAGCAACGAATTAGAAAAATGTGTAAACCAGGCTAAATATATACAAATTAGAGGATTCAATAATGAAACTGCAAGAACTATCGGCTCTTAAGCCAAGTAAACAAATCGCCAAAGTATTTGAAAGTTATTTTGGATCACGTATCCGTTTTGATCAATTGACTCGTGGCCAAACACAAGCCATGTTGCAAAAGGTGCAAGGCGTGTTGCGTGAGCATCGTGGAACTACCGCACGTCACCACAGTGAAAAGAATCCCAAGTACTTGCAGTTGGTCATGATGGAACAAGCATTGAGTAGCCGTTTGAAAGAAGCCGCATTGCCCTTGCCTGGACAAACGCCTGCTCCTGGTGCCGCTCCTACACCCGGTGCCGCTGTGGCTGGTGCTGTTGCAAAAGATCCTAAATTGGCTGCCGCTCCTGCTACGCCACAACAGTCGGTGGCTGGCGGTCAACCTGCTGTGGCCGGTGCAGTAGCAAAAGATCCTAAATTGGCTGCCGCACTCAAGAAGACACAAAGTGGACAGACATTGAATCCTGAAGAACAAAAACTTGTGGCTGGTGCCGCAATGATGCAGGCCGAAAGCCGACTGCGTCGTGCAATGAAACGCCTGAATGAATCTGAAGTACAACAAGCCCAAGTGGTGTTGGCCGCACAAGACATGGTTGACAAAATGCAAGGCATGTTGGAAGACGTTACAGAATTGCAATTTAAAGAATTGCCTGCACTAGTTGATTCAATCAAGAATCAAGTGGGCATGGAACAAGCACAACAATTCAATGCAGATGCCACAGCCGCTCTTGCT